ATGACAGATTGGAAACTTAGTGTGGGTAATCAGTCCACACTGAAAGAATCCTTCAATAATGTATCTTCAATCTACAAATATTCTAACACTTCTAGTAGAAAAAATTCAACAATTTATTCATCAACAAATAACGTTTCTTGATTACTCATAATACTGAGTTTAACAAAGTATTATGGTAAAATTAAAGATAGGCAAATTTTACGGGACTTAATCAATCCACTATTTTGCCGGAAGGAGGAATCCTTCAATGGTAATATCTTCAATCATTCTGCATCTTACGCTTACCATCTCTACTAAAGATTTGGTAACCGTATTATTAGGATTAACCAAGTTTGCCTTACTTATTCGGAAAGCTAACAAAAAAGCGTAAAGCAGAATAAACTTGGAAGCACAGGCTAATGTGGGCAAGCACACCAACTAGTCTGTGTTTTATTATATCATAATATAAAACGCAGATTGTGTGTCACTTCTAGAAAGCTCACTTATTTGATAAGTAGCTTGTTACCAGGATAAATCGTTGAATAGATACTCTTACCGTTTTGTGCTGCCAATGTAGTCATGCTCAGACCGTTGCGTTGAGCGATCACCCACCAGCTGTCACCTGAAACGACCGTGTAATACGTGTGAGAAGCCCTGGTTTTAGAATGCCACCTGCTAATTGTCAGTAATGTAGTTTCACAGTAGTGAGTATTAAAGTTGCACGATTTTTCATATATTCCTATGATAATAATGGAACCTAGTAATAATCTGGTTTCCTCTTTCGCTAAGATACTTTTTCTTATGTATTAGCCGTCTGCCCTCACAGCAGGCGGCTTTTTACGCAAAAAAATCCTTCACGCCGAAGCGCAGGGGAAAAGTTGCAGAGTGATCAAGCTCCACAATGAATGAAACTCTATATCAAGTTATAGCCAACAATTATTATAGCACTATTTTGCTGCTTGTGAGGCGGATTCTGACGCCGTTTCAGTGTCAGATGATGTAGAACTATTCACTACAGCAACTGTTGACGTTGGTGTTTGCGCTTCGTCAGCAACCTTATTAGCTACTGCTTCGACTTGGCTTTCCTCTTTACTATCAACTGTTGGCGCTGTAACTGTTTGAACGTCAGTAATGACGCCCAGCATACCAAGGATTGTTAATACAGTGTTAACAACAGCGACAATGGCTGACCAATCACCAGTAAACTTAACACCAAACATGGCAAAGATTTGTTGAACTAACACAATTAATAACGAAATAATCCCAGCAATCAACTTACCATTCAAACTTCCGTCAGCATTCTTAAAACTAATTTTTTTCATTTCTTTTGCCTTCCTTTTCATATAGATGTTTAAATTCAATGTCATGACCATCTAACCGGCCTTCTACCTTAATGACCCGATTTTCAATCGCGTTCATTGTGTCGGCGTTTTGCTGTCTCACTTTTAAACTTTCATCGGTAAAACGGCTAAGCCGCTTGCCTAAATCGTTAAGCGGGATACGGACCGTCTTATTGAGAATCCAATTAGCTAATACACAAATACTAGTGACAATGGCAACAATCGATCCCCATTCATCCCAACCTAATCCTAATAGTGTATGCAATTACCGCACCACCAATCGCTGGCCAGGATAGATAGTGCTGTAAATCGTCTTACCGTTCTGACTAGCTAATGTAGTCATGCTCAGGCCGTTTCGTTGTGCAATTTCCCACCAGCTGTCACCATACTTAACTGTGTAGTACGTGTGAGAAGCACCACTCTTTACATATTCCAGCGTATTGCTTGCTGGGCCGGTTGCTAGATAACCATGACCATTAAATCGTGGTTGACGTACCCAGCGATAGCCGCCCTGAATAATGGCTCGGTCAGTCTTGACCGTGGTTCCAGCTGGCAAAATAGTGATTGCGTTTGATGACGTTGACGCACCTGTGCGCAGCTTAACTGCCGTCTTTAGTGTGTAGGTCTTCGATTCTTTGACCCACTTGGCCGAGGTGGCTGGCTTGTAAATGTTTTTATTGGCTTTTCGGTTGTTGGCCTTAACTGCACCTTTATTAGTTGGCTTGACCGTTGATTTCTGACCAGCAGTGTAGTAGTTGCTATTTAATTGGCTAACATCGAAGCCACCATAGCTAATACGAAACTTAGCCGTTGATGACCACTGCCATGCGTGATTAGTTGAATACCAGTTCTTACCGCTAACCACATACGGATAAGCAGCAATCCATCCAGTTTTGTCATTGATGGTCATTTTGTTGTTAGCCCATGATCCTGACGTATAAATGTCGGCCCGATAACCAAACTTCTGAATCTCTTGCATGAAGGCTGAATTATTGCGGTCATTTGTCGCTTGGGACTGGTTATTGGCTTCCTGTGATTCTACGTCCGTTGCTAATACCGCACCAACTGGTAGTCCTGCCGTTTTAGCCGTTTTACCGGCAAAGTCAGCTTCGGCGATCGCTTGTGCCTTAGTGGCATAGCGTGCAAAATGATAGCCGTTGACGTATAAGCCAGCTGTTTGACCATTAGTGATATTGCTAGCAGCATAAGGATCTTTGTACGTACTGCCTTCACTAATCTTGACGGTTAGTGCCTTGACGCCAAATTCATTACGCATGGAAACGTACTCTGCTGTTGACATGTAGCCGTTATTATTCGACACATCGACCATATCCATGCGGGCAGCGTTAGCGTTTAGCCCTAAAAAAAGAGTTGCCATGGTGGCAGCTCCAGTCAGTAAAAGTTTATTTTTGAGTTTCAATTGTCTACCCCCTATTGTACGATGCTATGATTTGCACCAATTCCATACGTTTCTAACGCTTTCCAAAACCAAAATCTATTATTTCTTAAATTTTCAATCATTTAAATTACCGACCTATTCTGCTGCTGTTACTAATGTCCCTAATGCCTTTACCAAAATTAGTGCTTGTTTGTTAGCTAACAACTGTTTAGAAACAAGCCAATGGCAACCATGCCAATGGCTAGTGCTGTATGTGTCGGGTGATCTCTGATTTTATTTAGCATTGTCATCACTTACTTCCACAAAAATAGCCGCTAGCTTTTGCCCCCGCGGAGTGATGATTAGATTGATTTCAAACCCGATAAACTTTACTTTTTCTTATTTCCACCTAAGACTGAAAAAATCGCGATTACCCCAAGGGCAGTGACACAAATCCATGCTGCCGTACTCATTTGAAGCTGATCTTCAAACCGGCAAAGTCAATGTTTCCCGTCGTGGCAGAGACAATTATCGAGTGATAGCCATACACAAGATTTGTCATCTGGCCAGAAGTACTGAGGGTGAAAGTTTCATTATCAACACTTACTTGCACAGAAGCCCCATAATTGAAACCATTCAGCGCATACACGTGTCCATCAGCAGGAATGAAGCAATCGTATTTGATCAGGACATTCTCTTTTGTGGCGGCATACTTAAATCTTGCTTTGAATCCGTCCACAGCAGTATCAAGTGGCTTATAGACTAAGTTGTAACTAATATCAGACTCTGCTTCCATTGTTGTGATACCGATGAGCTTGTCAGCACGAATTTGCTTGCAGAAGGGCGACAAAAATGCCATCGCCAAATTGGCTTCGTAGATATGGATTGGATCCATGCCATGAAGGCAATCAACAAACATATCGCTCATTTTGGCGTCCGATAACTCGATGAACTCATGCGTATACCTCTCGAAATCTAGAAGCGGTATGTCCTTCTCACTGGCATAAGCACGCCGCATCTGATTAATACGCTCAAAGTTCCTTTGTTTCATGTGATCCCAGTCGCCACCATCGGCTATGCTTGTATACAGCAAGGCGGTTGCCTGAGTTGTTGCGATGATTGGCGTAATCCCAAGTGAGTAACATTTCTGAACGATCTTATCTAGCCACTTACGTGAGTTGGTGACATCTGCCCCATCATTGAGTCCGCCACCAATCATCAACAATGAAATATTAGCAGCATTAGCTGTCAGCGTATCAAAGTTTTCATATAACTGTTGAGTTGTGTAACCGCCCTTCGAGCAGTTGAATGATTTTACATTGGTGAATTGCTTGGGCAACAAGGTATTCAGATAAACTGGAAAGATATTTGCCACATCTTTAACGCGATACCCTTCCCACGTAGAGTCACCGAGCCAAGCAACGTTACCTGCGTTCCCTTGAATAGCCGAGTTTTGCCAGTCCTCAAACGTTGGAATCGTTTTTGATGGAGTAACAGAACTCCATCCGCCGTCTTCAACACCGTTGTATACAAAGCCTTTGGGACTGGTTCCGTAAACCTTACCGGCATACATTGACCACAGCTTAATGTCTAGACGATTCAGCTTTTGATAGCCGCCGTAAACGGTGTGATCGTTCGAGTTCCAAAAAAAGCTGTAAAGACTTGATTGTGTGTTAACGTCATTTTGGAGATACTGATAATTCAAATGTTGCGCTGCGTCAACGTGCAAAAACTGACCGCCGCTCTGCGTGACAAAACAAGAACCTTCAGTAATATCAACTGTGCCTGCATACCCATCATTGCTTGGTTCTTCTTGAATATTCACAACGACAGGTGTGCCATTAAACACGATTGGTGCTGAGAATGGATCCCGATCAAAAGGCGAGACAAAGTTCCGATACCACCAATGGCGCAAATCAGTCTCAAAAATTTCACTTTGGTAAATAGTCGCCACATGGATATAAGAGGCTGGCAACTCTGCCCCGTTGTATTCGACAAGGGTTTTGGTAACCGTATCGAAATAGACGTAGGTTGAAAATTGGGTAAAGTCTCTTTTCAGGGTTAATGTCATAGGGCTAGTGATTGAGAAGGTTTGATTAATATCAGAGAATACAAGCAAACCAGTACTGCTCAAAGTCTTCGCTGTAGGATCAAAATAAATATCCCCGATTAGCAAATCGGCATGACGGTAGTTGACTTGTAGTAGCTGTTCGTTGTAAGTCACAAACTGTTCACTGTTACTGCCATACAAATGCAGTTTCTCCATATGTATGACGCCGATGTAGATGTCACTGTTAGTGGTGGTGGTCTGCGCATTCTGACCGTTCCGGTCAACATGATACGATTTATCCGCATCGCGATAATAGATATACACCGGACCTGTGCCGTCAGGAATGCTAAGAGTCGCGGCAGTATTTGGGTAGCTATATTCTCCATTAACGTCAAAAGCTAAATCATTGGAGAAAACAATCTGTTTTGAACTCGAATCGATTGTCATGTGACCTTGAATGATGACGCCACGAGTCAATGGCTGCCGAATTTGATTTTGCAAGATACTGTTGTCTGCAATACCAACGGCTTGATATACACCGGCATCTGTCCATGTACTATTATCCCAAATATATTTGTGACCATTGCCAGCCGCAATCATCAACCCGTTTTTTCCATTTGGGTATTTAGCTTTAATCGCATCTAGATTTGTAAACGTTTCTGGAACAGAACTTATTTGAGATAACTTATTATTGATACTGTTATTCAAGTCATTTTCTTGATTATCCATTCGCGCTTTTAACGTTGGATAGGTTTTACTACTTGAATTAGTTCTAGCGCCTTGAACTTCAGCAGACGTATCACGCTCCTCTGATAAAGCAGTTTCGGCGGTTGCCTGTGTTGCGTCTGCTCTGCTCTTGAGAGCCCCGTAATGGTTACCATGCACATCAATTCTGGCTTGCGTCACTTCGTTTTGGTCTTGTGGTGTAACATCACCTAGCAAATCAGTGATTTGCTTATTGAGAGCATCAGATTGACCATCCACGCCATTTTGAATTTTTTTAAAATTATCGACCAAATCATTTCTAAATGTTTGATTTAATCCAAGTGAAAGTTCATTGGTTTTTAGTTTTTCCATCGTTTTCTCCTAACGTTTCAGATATTTTAGTTGCTTTTAAATTTCCGTTTTCGTCCACTGATATTTCATAATCGTTCCCAGATGAATTTATTACTAATCCGCCGGACAATTTTGTTTGGCCTTCATAATTTTTATTGCCTTTAATCGTCTCATCAATCTGATTAGTTGGCGTTGTGTATACCTTTCCATTGACTAGTAAATCACCATTATCATCAAATGAAATCGAAAACTCGCTTCCCGTCGGGGACAGCATTGATAAACTAAGCAATTTCAAATCATCAAAATCACTATTTTTAAAGTGAAATCCATCGGCAGCAACCAATAGCCTAGCGGTTTCTTTGTTTCCGTCAGGTGCCGCATAAATAGCTTTGCCAATTCCTAATGCACTAACGTTATTTACTATTTCAGGTCTCTTATTATTCCAATTTGTCATGTTAACTCCATATATACCAAACCCCATTGTTCATCATCGATGTAACGTCTTGTGTCAACTGCTTAACCGAATTTCCAATATGTTCGTTGGCATTTTTTGCTTTTTGTTGCATTGCCAAGTTGTGAGCTAAATTAAATATTTTGTTCCCAAATGTGATGGTATCGTTCTTTTTGCTGTCCTGTGGGTAATAGGTCATTCCAACAATCCTAGTATTAACGTCAACACCTAACCTGTCTTTTAATAGGCCAGAGTTCCCCATCTTGATACTATTTATATTTGAGAGTTTTGCTCCGTGTTCAAATTCAGCACGTTCCATTGTGTATTGAATAATGGGATAATCTTGTAATTTACTCTTGATATAACTAGTCAGAGAACCAGAATCCGTAAATCTATCATCTTGAATAGTTGCAGCTTGTTTCACACCCCAAATAGAAGCGTTAGGGCTAGTATATTCTGCGGTAGCTGCATAACGACCATTATCGTTTTGCTTCCCTAATCCCTTTATTTTTGTGCGGATATTGCTGTAATCTTCCGTCCAAGAAATTTTATGAGCGTTGTACCCATCAATAAATACAAACTGATCACTTTGACCAATTTTCTTGTAAATATGAATGTCCCAATTGTCAAAATAAAATTCAAACCCAAAATCATCTTTCAACGTGTTCATAAGCAGGCTGTCTGAAAAATCGCCACCAAAGCCATCACTAAATGAATATTTTTTGAATGTATCATGAATAACATAATTGAAAGGTGTTCCATCGGTAATAAATTTCATGCAGTCATCTAAGCTCTGCGTGTTGGACAACTTGCTTTCAACATACTTATCGTGTAAATCCGTACCAACATGCACTCCAGATACTTGGTATGATCTTGTGTTTCCTAGTGATACTGGATTAACAGTAGTAAGTCTAAACCATTGACCCGTTTCGGGTATCAGAACCCTTGTCTGTGGCGACATCATAAGTGTTGCAACTTTATTTTGAACGCTATCATCTAATGTGAATGATACAGTGCTTAATTCGTTTAAACTCTCTGTAATTGAAAGATTATAAACAATAGCTGGCGTTTCATCTGACAATATTTGTTTTACATATATAACATTAGACATTAGTAGTAGAACCTCGTTTTAAATGAAATTGTAAAATCAGTTGAGCCAACAATTTCAATAGCATTATTACCGATTGCATAGTCAATAAAACTACGGTTAGAATAATCATTACCAAACCTTTGCGTACCATCTACCATCGGAATTAATCCGATAATGTCTAATTGCTGGTCTTTATTCAATGATTTCTTATACGTAAATGATTGGCCGGTAGTTGTGTTCTTAATAGTCAATGAATTATCTACATTGCCTTTGAAAGTGACAGTAACTGGTCGTTCACTAGCTAATAACGGTATGATTGATGGATTGTAAAAATTAAATTTAGTTTGATTGGTGAATGTGTACTTTGGTGTATCGAATGGTAATCCCATTCCAATACCATAAGTTCCACCATCAAAGGTAAATGGATCTAATGTTGTAGCTGTGCTTTCAGCTAATCCGTCATAACACACCAGATTAATCGCCACGCTTTTGGCTTTCCAAAAATTGCCTAATCGTGGATAGGCAAATGATTCAGCAACTACTTTCCATCTCAAAAACGGTGTACGCATATTGATAACATAAAAAGGCTCCGTACTACTAAATATCCGTAGCACTTTGAGCCTCTGTAATTCGTAATCATAGTTGTCTCGAGCATACACATCAAATGTTAAGGGTATGGTTGTTTGCTGAATCTGACTATCAGACAGTTCAGCACCATATTTACCAATTTGCGTGTAAGTGTGTTGAAAGTTAGCTGAAGGCGGGGCAAATGTTACTACGTGTATTCTTTCTTTTTCAAGGTCGTACATTGTACCATCACGCCGTTGAATTATGATTGAACCTTTGTAATTAGTAGACATAAGTATTACCCGTCGTTTGTCCTTTCAACTGAATTTCTTGGTTCCGCAAAATACTAATCTTTGGATAGGTAGCACGAGCAATCGTGTTGCTGTCTAGCTGTACTGAAATCGTCATATCGCCACTGATTGCTTGGCTGCCGACAGCTTGGCCTTCTGCCTCTGCTACGCCACGTGATGCAAAGCTTGGCGCTGTGCGTTGAATGCCTGCCTTAGCAGTTCCAACTACTCGCATAGCCTTAGCAACTAAGCCATTAGGCGCTTTGGCAGCTCGTGCTCGTGCCGCCTCAACGATCAGGTTGTCTGCACTATCACGGGCTGGGTTAATAGCCACTTCTGGTTCTCCAGGCACTTCATTAAAGATATTGACTTTGTCGGGATCTCCCCAGCCACCGTTAGCAAATCGACGATGACCTTGTGGGCCACTGTGCAGCCAATCCACCTTATGTTGCCCCCAGATAGTTGTCCAGCCAATGGAATTGCGCCAATCAGAGTTATTGAAGAAAGCTAATAATGAATCATAAGGACTCATACGATTTTTGTGTCCGGGCATTGCAAAAGCACCAAAGGTTCCAGGAGTAAATTGCAAGATACCACCCGCTTCATTGCCACCGCTATTCATATCATGAATAGTTTGAATGACGGATTTTCCACCGGATTCACTCATGATGGTTGCTTGCAAAGCTTTGCTAAAACCAGTAGGTAACGGCCATGCGTGCATTTCTTTGGCAGCCTTCTCAATCAAACTCGGGTTATAATGACCTTTGGCGCCATCATATGAACCGCCAGAATCATCACTAAACTTTTTAAAGAAACTTTTAACATACTTAATAGCATTATCAATCAAAGAACTTTTAGTGCCACTTGCGATCGCACCGAACGCAGTGGTATTATCACTGAACATCTTTGCGAGCTTACCAATGCCAGTTGCGTTAGCAATCTTGTTGACCACGCCACTAGCACCTTCGCTAACAAGGTCAGCAGCGCCCTCAACACCTTTCTTCAAAGTGCTGAACGTGTTGGTTAGCCAGCCAGGCAATCCGAACTTGTACCCAGGCAAGCCTTTAGCCATCTGAGCAAACTCAACGGACATACCATGTGGCAAAATAGACGCACCAGCGGGGATGTTACGAATCTCAGGGCCATCAACACCAATTGGCATAATTGAACCATTCGACGTTCCCATGTATTCGAATCCTTCTTCACCAACGAGCGCCGTATGTTCACCCATGGAACCGTTCAGACCAGCGGCATGCTTTTTCCAAGTAGGAATGTTCCCCCACTTCTTATTTAAAGCATGCAACACGCCATTAATACCGCCAATCATGCCGTTCCACATGCCTCGCATATTATCAATAAACTCATTCCACGATCCCTTAACGTCACCGGTTTCAGTATCTACCGCACCCTTATGCTCTCCAGCCTGTTTAGTTGCTTCGTTAACGACCTTAGTGTGCGTTTCCTCAGCTTTTTTGACAGTCTTATTCTTTTGGGAATCAGCAGCATCAATGGAATCATCACGTTGCTTGCGCGCTTTACTAACGACATCTTCATATTGCTTTCGGCTCATTGTACCGTTCTCATAACGTTCCTTATCGGCAGCGGCCACTGTCTCTTTATACTTCTTTTTGGCTGCGCTAACCGACTTATCACGTTGTTTGTCGGCGTTATCAATGGTTTTATCGCGTTCTTTAGCTGAATTTTTAATTGATTCAGTCATTTGTTGCTTAGATAGCTTGCCCTTGTGGTCTTTCAAGCTTTCAAGAATGTCTAACTGCTTACCAGATGAAATCTTAGTGGCTTTTGTAACAGCATCATTTGACTTATTTTCATCCTTGGCTAACTGTGCTAAATACTTCTTACGGTCGCCAGCCGTTCGTTTTTGAAATCTTTCTTCGATTTTCTTTTTATCAGCTAAATACTTTGCATGGTTATTGCCATCTTTTTTACGAGCGGCAGCCAATTCTTTGTTCTTTTGTGATTCAGCCTTGCCAAGCTTTGAGTAATAACTATCGGAATCTTTTTTCATTTTTCCAATATTATCTTTCTGAGCTTTCGCCTGTTTGTTATAGTTCTCTTTGGCCTTATTTAAAAGCCTGTTGGCCTCTTTTTCAGTCATAGAACCGTTATGAACCAACGTTGCATAGTCCTTGGTAGACATCCGGCGTTTGTTGCTATAATACCTGTCAACCGATTTACTCATTTTTTTATAAGTGTCATCGGTAACTCTCTGCGCTTTATTAATGCTGGATCGGTCAGTTGTAACTTTGAATTTAATTTTAGCATTTTTGTTTAGTTGCTTAGTCAGACCGGTATAAGATCTCGAAAATTGCTTATCATTCAATGACGGCTTCGGTTTAAAACTACTGCTAAACTTCTTAGACATGTCGTGACCCAAGTCAGACATCTTGCTAGTCAGCTTAGGGAACGTCTTAGTAATGCCTTTTTGAATGCCACCACCGATTGACTGACCAAGCTTACTGCCAGCAAAGCCGCCAATTACACCGCCAATAGCAGTCCCAACTACCGGCATAACTGCAGATCCGGCAGCAGCACCCGCGGCAGCGCCACCGACAGAACCAGCGAACCCACCCAGATGTTTACCTAACGTTGCTTTAGTCGTACCAAATAGCTCTGGCACCGATGCAGCAATGCTCATATATGGAACAGCTTTAGTGAGACCACGGGCAGCCATCATGGCTTTACCACCGCCTAGGCCACTAGCTGCTTCTAACTCGGCCGTTGAAGTAGCGCCACCCTTAGAAAATAGTCGTCCAAGAACTTTAGAACTCCCAGCTGTGGCTGCAGCCCCGCCGGCTTCTTTAGTAACGGCTTTACCGCCCACACCAGCAACACCACTACCACCGCCGAACAGATCAACCATTTTGGACACGGCAGCTGTTTCAAGAAGTGACTTGCGCAAACTTGCCAGCATGCCGATAAACTCAATACCTTTTTTGAGCGCAAACATCGCAATAAATGCTTTGGTTAAGTTCTCGATCAACTCTTGGTTCTTGGATAAGTTCTTTAAAGCATCATCAATCTTGTCTAGTGGGTCTTTAGAATCTTGAGCCTTTTTGCCCACTAAACCAAACATTCTGGCAATATCATAAATGATGTCACTGAATGTCTTCCAAACAGTTTTGCCGATAATGCCTAATATCTTACCAAGATTTCCAATAATATCGACAATTGTATCTTTATGACCATCAACATACTTAATTAGCTTTACAAACCAAGCCATTACAGTTGATATGGCTCCAGACGCCATGGCGGCATACTTCTTCATCATATCGTCGGACAATAAGTTTCGCATGTCTTTAGCAACGCCTTTGCTCATTTTGAAAGATGAAGCCATGATGCTACCAGTTAGCACTGACCAGCGGGATTTGATGTACATACTCATACCTTGAAAAGACGTCATGGCTTCCGCAGTACCATCTTTGTACTTCTTACCCAGATAATCCAATGCTTCGGTGAATTGAGTAGCCGTTAGCTTACCAGCAGCTGACATCGCATATAATTGCTTCATCGACTTGCCGGTCGCCTTTTGCAAGGCTTCACCGAACATAGGGAAGCGGTTGATCATCACTGACATGTCTTCGGCACTCGCCTTGCCACCAGCAACAATCTTGGCAAACTGCTCACCGGATTCAGCTAAAGCATCGTTACTCATGTGTAATGTCGAACCTAAGGCAACGAATGCGTTAGTCCAGTCCTTGGTTTCTTTAACGTTAGAGTGGACATGGTAGAACGATTGCGACATACGATTAATAGTGTCTGCGGCATAAATTGAATGTTGTGATAGAGAATTGATATAATCGATCAATTCTTTGCCATCTTTTGGTGCTTCGGTTGTCAGCGCAGTCCAGACAGTTTTCATCGTGTCTTGTTCTTTGTTGTACTCCATACCAGCTTTAGCAGCGTTTTTAAGCCCCATAACTAGACCTTGTACGCCAGCTTGAATTGCACCACCAAGGAATGTCCCTGCCACAATCTCTTTGAGGCGCGAAAAACTATGTCCAGTTGATTCTGACTGTTTCTTCAAAGCATTCAGCCCTTCGGAAGCTTGCCCTTTATCCAGCTTCATACGAGTGGTTACTGACCGTGGCATCTTCCGCATAGTATTTTCCCAATCAATAGCTTCGCCTTTCTCGGCCTTAGCCATCAACTCGGTACGTGCCTGCTTTGGAACACGGTTTAATAACTGCTTGAAATTAGTAATTCCGGCTTCCTCGGCCTTAGCAACTAACTTGGTCTCAATTGGATTAGCAAACTCAGACCTAACTTTGCTGTGAGTTTGTTCGGCAGCAAATTTTACCTTATTAGCATTGTTAGCAAAGGATTCGTCCATCTGGTTACCAGCATCAGCTCCAAGCGTCTTCATTAAATTATTAACTCGTTCACGATCACTCATGAATGATTTGGTATTCATTAACACATCAATTGTTACTTTTCCATCTGCCATGTACTATCCCTCCTTTGCCTTCTCTGCCAACATGCCAAATACTTGCCCCATCTGACTATCTAAACTTGCTTGTGTGTCTTGATCGTCCAAGCGATAGTAATCTTGTGCTTCCAATAAGCTAGCAAGTTCTTCGCCTTCCAGTCCGCTAGTTGACTTCTGCCGAATAGCGACAATACGGCGGAACTGAGTTGTCTCACTGAGTCCGTCCAACATTGCCTTGAACTTTTCCCAACGCAACTTGCCCTGCTGCTCAATTAAGTCGATATGATAGTCGGCCATAAACGATGCAAAGATAGCATCTGCGTCTTTCTCATAACTAAAAAAGCGCTCCTGTGGTACAGGGTCGCCATTTAAATCAATGTCGGGATCATCATCGTGATCGCCATAAACCGTTTGTTGAACGTATTTAGATATTTCAGACACGACTGAAACCATTTGGTCCGCAGCGACGTCCGTGCCCTCGCCTACAAACGCATTGAATGCTAGGTAGACTTTTTTAGCATCATCAACCTCTTCATCATCGAGCAAGATATACCAGCGCAACACATTGTCAAAACTTAAGTCGACAGTCCATTCTTCACCGTCAATCGTTATTGTTGTACCGAGCGGCTCAACTAAGCTAAGCATTCACATCACTTCTTCTTCATAGCTTTGCGTGATTTATAGTAAGTATCAATGTAGCTATCCCGCTGATCACGCAGTTCATCGTATTCCTTGACGACCATAAAGAAGGCAGCCGCCATTCGTTCGGTACTCTTATTGGTTAGTCGATAGAGATCATCGCCAGCACCTTCTCCAAATTGATCATCGAAAAATGTGCTTAGTTCGTCCCGCAAGTCCTTATAAAGCTTGTTTAAGAATTGGCGTTGTTCCTTTACCGGCTTGTCATCTAGTTCCGCCATCTTCTTCTGGTCATCTAACGCACGCAAATGCTTACCAACACTCAAACGAGTGTCCGCCAGTTTCATGTTTAACTCATCATTGAAGTAAAGCTTTGCATGGCGCTTACCAAACTTGAACTCCGCAAACTCCTGTGGCCCACCTGCTAAATTAATTGCTGTCATGATATAAAATCCTCCTATATTTTAGTATGTATGAGGGCAAAGCCCTCGTTAACTAAGCATGGCTGCTAGGTACTACAGCACTAGTCGTCCCATCGTCATCAAATTCAACCGTCTTACCGCTCTTGTCAGTCATGATTGGCTTACCATTGAAGCTCATAGTGAAGCTGAAGGTTTGCTTAGCGTTAGCATTTCCCCCCATTGGTACAATAGCGGTTAATGTAACACTTGAAACAACCACATTACCATCGGTATCAGTCCAACGTCCCAAGGTCTTCAGATTCTGACCAATAGCAAGAAACTTGCTGGCTACGTAGTCTTGTGCAGCATCGCCAATTACTCGATGACCAGTAAACGCAAGTGTGATACGCTTACCAGTCACATCAGTATCGGTAAATCCTGCCCCGTCATAGTAGGCAGTGTTGTCGTCTGTTTCGTTAGCGGCTGGAGTAACACCCGAAATACCAGCTGCTAAAGGTGCGAATGTTGCCTTCGCTGTGTCTTTAGGGTCTTGACTACCAGCAGTGTCAATCTCAAAGACGTTTTTGTAGTTCATTTTAAATTTTGCCATTTTGTAACTACTTCCTTCCTTAATTAAAAAGACGCTATTCGGCGTCTGCAAAAGTGTTTACGATAACGGAAAAGCTAAGCTGATAGGTTGAATAACCTTGAGTATCCTGTTCGGATATGCTCGGCTGCCCATTAATCGTTAATGATTCAAATTCAAAGCTCTTGTTGCTACTAACTAAGTCATCAGCCGTCAACACGTCTAGCGCTTGCGATACGAGCCATAGCGTCGTGTTAGCTTGTTGTTGGTTCTTAGTACGCATACCAACTTCATAATTCATTTTCCACTGCTGATTACCTGCGTAATCTTCGTCAAGCACTCGACTACCCGGCAAAGGATAAAGTGACAGCGAATCAGCAGCAGTAAGATAACCTAACGTACATTTCATTGGCAAATTTGGCACTTTGTTGATACTTGCTGCTAACCGTTCCAATAAGTCCATCACTTCATCCCTTCCGTAAACGCCTTAACCCAGCTATCCATAAACATTGACTTAGCTTTCAAATCCCAACGTTTTGTAGTGCCTGGGGTTGTGTAATTATGAACCGGATATTTGTCGTTGATAATGCCGTAGAATTGTGCTTTAGCGTATGGTGTGGAATATGTTATCTCGCTACCATCAGAAGTAGCGTGTACAGATTGACGTAACGGTTCTTCTGAACGATCTTTAGGCACGAACTGTTCCATGTCTGACATAGCCTGATTGACTAAGGCATACTGCCCACGTTTAACGTTGTCCAAACTGGTCTGTTCCATGAAACCATCTAGGTCAACATTTACTTTCATAACCATTACAACACCTCCAATTCATAAGAATGAAGTGCATTGCTAAATGGTTCGCGGTTATCAATAATCTTTTGAACCGTGTACTCTTCGCCCTCAAATACAAGCTTAGAACCAACGCCATTCTTGGTAATCGTTGGTAGTGGGCTACTAATTCCTGCGTACAGAAAAACAACTGCGTTAGCTACGATTGTCCGATCATTGTTGCTACCAGAGTAAATCGTCTGTGGCTGCACAACGCAATGCTCGATTGTCACTGGCTTGCCCGCCAATGGTTGACCCCATTCATCCGTTTTAGTTGGATCAGTCAGAGTGAGCGTGATTGTCTGTTGGCACATCCGCTTCGGCGGCTTCATCATCATCGATAGCTCACCGCCCTACTCATCAGCCCAATTTGAGCCAAGATTGCGATCACGCCGTTAGCTAATCCTGTTTTGCCGAAATTGGTAGCATTCACGTTAGAGTTTGCCTGTACGTGGGTTCGGCCAATCTCAACGCTTGATAAATCCTGATTGGCAATGCCAATAGGCGTATCAGCACCAACTTCATCGAAGTAATCACACTGCAAGGCGACTACTCGCTTGAACTGCTTAGCACGGAATACTTGCCATTGGCTGCCAACCAAGTCATCAACCAAAGAATGAGTGGCATAATCAGTGTTATAGAAAAATTGAGTAGTGATGTCAATTTGCGTTTCAGCAGCCCGTTCGTGTTGATTGAATACCGTTTCATCAGTAATCATGGTAAATCCATTCTGTTGATACTCTTTAAACGTCAAATAGGCCATCTAATCACTTCCAGTCTAGATTATTTACCAGGTACAGAAGCTGGTTTTCCTGGCGTAGCAGCTACATAGATAGCTGGTTTAGCGTTATCGAACACGATAGCATCGTAGTATGACAAGCCTTTGACAGTAGTACGGTAACCGGAACGATCAGTGTCATCAGATACGATGTCAACTGAGTCGTACTTCGTAATTGGCGCAATCGCACTCAATGGAAGTAAGAAGAAATTAACAGCATCAGTGATACTTAACCCTTGAATCCGCCCTTTAGCAACCGGGATAATTGGCACACTACCGTCAATTTGACCAACTTTGCGGTTAATCCCGTTGATACTCATGTCGTTAACGGAGAACGTCTTAGACACGCCGTCAGCGTTCTTTAATGCCTTGTAGTAGGCACTGGAAACGAACATTGCAAAGCCACCAGGAACTTCATTGTCAAGCATGAATTGTTCTGCGTCATCGTAGGCCGCTAAAGCGTTCTTACTGTCAATCGTGTCAGTAATCTTCGTGCCAGCATTGTCGAAGATAGTTTGAGCAATAAATTTATCCTTGTGTGGTACTGTAATCAAACGTTGATGTTCTTCTACCAAGTTTTGAACAGTCAATGCGCCACTTTCGGACATATCCAGCTTGTCTAAATCATAACCAATCCAGTCTTCTTGCTTCAATTCGATTGGTACCTTTTCAACGTTAATGTTGTGACGTGCGTTTTCGCCGTTCCGAACGTACTTAGTAGCTTCCGCAAATCCGTCCATTTTGTTGATACGGACCGTGTGAACACCGTCAAAGTCGGCCGCCGTAATTGATTTGGCACCGACTTGAAGTGGTTGCCATAGTTGTGATTCAGCAGCAAACTTTTTATCAATCGTGTTTAAATCCTTTTGATCTAAAACTAAAGTCATTAGTTATTCCCTCCTATTTTTCCGTAGCACCCATTCGTGCTGCAATACGTTGTGCAAGTGACGGTTCACCACCACCGGTGCTCCCGCTAGGGTTACCGCCAGCAGTAATCTTAACAGCTGGTTTGCTGCCATTGTCGTCACCTTTGTCAAACAGATAGTCGTGCGATTCCTGCAACTTCTTAATCTGTTCACCGATACCCATTAATTGACCATCATCGTCAAGCTTGACAGTATCCATGTCGATAAACGGCATGATAGCCTTAGCATCGCGAGCTTTCGCGTCACGTAATGCCATTTGTACAGCATTGTCAGTCTTGACCTTTGTCAAGCTAGCAGCAGCTTCACTGTCCTTCGTCTTGATGGTTTCTTGTAGCTCGGCAATCTGTTTGTTGAGCTTTTCAGAATTGCCGGCTTGTTCGCCAAGCGACTTAATTTGACCATCACGATCAACAACTTGCTGCTTAACTGAATCAAGTTCCGATTTAGTGTCGGCTACTTGTTGCTTAATTGGCTCAATGCCAGCGTTATAAAGCTTCATCACCTCGGTCGTTTGCTTATCGTCTAACCCTAATGTTTCTAAATCCTTACGTTCCATGTCAATCGCTCCTAACGTTATTTATTACGCGGTAACGGCCGCGCGAATTGATTGCATAAGTAATGAGCAGTTTAGTGACGTGCTCAGGTCAAATAGCGTATTTATGGTTAACTACTATAAACTTGCTCCCGACTATAGTTTCGATGTAGGAAATCATGATCCTTTACTAATTCTCGTAACGATTTCTGTTGGCTACTAATCAATGATTTGTAGCGAGACACGCCAACATCATCACCCAGCTTATGCGCAGCAGCCAGCTTTTTCTTAGACTGCCTGATCGCTCGCTCATAGCCACGTTGTTTGGCTTGAATGTCGCCCTTAGCAATTGCTGCTTGCGGGTCATATTGTGGCTGGTGGTTAGTGTTAACACCCTCAGCAAAAGGATAAAGCGTATGCGAGCAATTAACGCCTTGAGTACCCGCCGGCGTACCATAACCGTGATTGTAAATGCTGTCGTATTTGGCGTTGTAAGTATCACTACCCGGTTCGGTAAGATTAACAACGTGGCCCTGAATATAGGCACAAGCTTTACGAGCAGCCGGATGGGAACTCATAACAGCTAAGGTAGTCCCAAAGTCTTGCATACGTTTTAAGCGCAAGTCATTAAACGTCCGATGGGCTGTGGTATTGATTACCGTACGAGCATAGCCCTCCAGTGACCAATTATGGCCACCCTTATCGACTAAATTGGACTTAATACCAGCATCCACCCATTTATAGACGTTATCTCGTAAAGCCCTATCGTGCGTTTTAAGGCCAACTACCGTTTCCATAGTGGTTTGTTTGATGATACCTTGATAAGCTCGCATGGCGCCATTCTCATTGTAATTAGTGGACAATAACGACTGGTTAACCGTGTTATCCAGGTCTTTCCATGTTTGATTTTGTAAAGAGTTAATAGTGTCACGAATTTCATCATCAACTACGATTTTTTTATGCAATTGCCGGCTCAACGTAGCATCGATTTCGTTAACAATTTGAAACCCGTTATCATGTACGAGCTTTGTAATTGTTTGTTGCGATTCGCCGGTATATTTTGCCACTAAGGCGATGACTTGCTTGTTTAGCACGCCCATCTTAGCCAGCTGTTCAACTTGCCAGCGAAGCACGTTCTTACTGTCGACCGTGTCAAACTTAGTTGTCTTGAGCGTATTAATAATTCTGGCGTAAATATCCTGTTCAAGCTTGGAATAGATGTCAACGGCCGCACTCGCATCGTGCATCATCGAATCTTGGGTGATCATTCACCATCACCACCGTTTAAAACGGCTGACCGGCCACCTTCAAACGTGTCGGTTGGTGCTTCAGATTGAATCTTAGCTAACTCCTCAGCAGCTTGTTCGTCAGTCATGCCATAGTTACGTTGCAGGAATGTCTGTTTAGATAGTGCTCCAATAGCCAATACCTTAGCGTCTTCTTCGAGTTGTTTGTCCTTATTAACGAACACGCCATCGTCAAAATGGCATTCAATGTCGAGCGGTTGACTGGCTGAGTCAAGCTTAAATAATGGCTGACCGTTATCAAATAGATCACCAGCGTTGGCTAACTCAAAGATTGACTGGCACAACTCATCAATAGCTTTCTCAACCATTGTCAAATAGCTTGAGCGGGTCTGATAAGTCATTGAATTATTGCTGACAACCTCCGTCGCTGTTTTAACGCCATCATCGGAATATGAAAATGTTCCAGTAGACAGGCCAATTTGAACTTCAAATTCCTTGATAAAGTGGTCGATAGCATCCTTATACTGAACAGTTCTGATAGGCGTTGTCATGTCCTTAACACCAAGGCCATTATTGTCATCTGACAATACGCCAACATAGACATTTTGCTCAGTGTCAAACGTTGGTTTGTGCTCATCATCAAACCGCAGCATACCCGGTTGTACCGCAATGTGCTTCTGACCCAATCTTATTTCCCAAATAAACTGATCATGAGTGTCATTGATGTCGTCTAAGACGTACTTAGCGTTATCCACAATGCCTAAGCCTAGTGGACTCTCGATGTTAATGTTATTAGCTCCCGGCGTTTTAAAGTAAGCGAACAGCGGCCGTTGTAAACCGCTAATGGTGACTTGTGGTGCCAACTCTTTGTATACCGGCAATGTGGATAGTGGTACTTGATTGCCCACTATGTCGGGACTGTCTGACTTGTACAGTTCGTTGGTGATCTGATAGCTACCATCGGCTTGCCATTGATGGAATTCAAGCAACGTGTAGTATTTAGTCTGATTGCTTTCAGTACGTTGCGTTCGGCTAGCAATCGCCGCTTCACTAATATCATTTGTATTAGATTGAAGCGGGTAGAATTGATCAGTTCGCACCCATGCAATCTTGATATGGTTGCCGTCAATATAAGGACGCATAGCAAAGCCACCCAGGGCAATGCCTCTCTCAAGTGCTTCCTCAAACTTATTCTTGAAGTCGTTATCTTCCAATACATCGTTTAAGAATTTGTCCGCTTCATTGCTATCATTGACGTGAATTTCAGCTTTCTCATTAAAAACCACTGAGGCAATCCGGCGAGCGGCGGTTTTTGCCATGTTGATTGTGTTCTTGGGACGCTTTCTTTCAATGCCATCCGATGCCTGATAGTGGATATATTGTAATTTATCGCTGTAATATTCCAAGTCGTTTTGAATACGAACATACTCGTCTTGATCAATACTGATACGAGGATCATCGGTAATCTTGCTTAAGCTTCCTGTTACTCCCGTGGCTGCCGCCCCCTTCCAAAATAAATCTTTAATTCGTTGAATTAGTCCCAATTGTTTCACCTACCATCTCAAATCAAGATCACGCAAGTTATCCAGTACGAAATACTGAAACGCATCGCATGTATGGTCATCTACCTTGATAACCTTTGGCTTGTCGCTTTCCAGCGTGTCACCGTCCCATTGATACTTGCGATGTTCATCAATAAATATCTGGTTGGCTTCATTATTAAGATAATAAAAACGCCCAGTGGCTAGTAAGTCCTGGACGTGGTCAATCATTGCTGTCTTTTCAATCTTGTGGACGTGGTTCCAATGCCGGCCATATTTCTTAAAGTATTCATGGTCAATAGCATAGTCAGACGTCGCCTCATCGGCCGATCGTTTCCATGCTTTCTTGTGCCATTGTTTCTCACGACTATCCTCAAATGCGTACAGCTCGTCTGCTAGCTCGCTAGGTGGCTTCTTAACTGACTGATGAGCTGGTGAGTAGTAATAAGTATCTAGTAAGATAACGCGCTTCTTAGCCGTCAATGCAATACATAGCTCAGTCGTGGCTGACACCTGCTGGCCGCTATCTTGGCTGAAGTATAGCGACTTAATGTAGTCATCGTCTGGGAACACTTCTAACGGCTTGAACAGGCTCGGATTATAGATGCTCGTACCTAACCCAATAACTTCGCCCAAATAAAGCCAGCGATAGTAGTCGTAATCGTTCTTCTTGTACTGCTCTATCAATTCAAGCGTTTGCTTGCTGGTAAAGCCACGCACATCGCAGCGATAGTCACTCGTGTCAATCAGATAATTGTCATCCTTTGACACTTTATCTATCCACTCGTTAATCCAATCATACGGATTCTTGGGCGGATTATATGAGTAGAAAACTTTGACCTGATCAAGCCAATCCGGTTTCTGGCGAATGAACGTCGGGTTAGCTTGGTCGAACACGTCACTAGACTTCATGTTGGCGGCTTCTTCGTACCAGACAGCCACTACATCACCTACGATGTTTGACTTGAGCTTATATGGGTTGTCGGCGCCATAGAAGTAGAACGTGCTGCCAGTTCGCTTGTGCTGTATCGTGAGTGGCGATTTATAAGCAATAAACTCGTTGTCCATGTCAAGCATGCTGAGTGCCCATTGTATCTGGTTGTAAACCGTGTCATGTAAGTCTGACTTGTTTGCCAGCACAGCGATGACGTTGGCTTTGTGATGCTGCATGATAGCTTTTTTGACCATTGTTACTAACTTCAAGCTGATAACGGACGACTTGAACGAGCCACGGCCACCGTTTGCAACGATGTAAGGCTTGCCAGTCGTCCACATTCGCTTAAAGTGAGGGTTAATCAAGTCCGATATCCTAATAACCTTCTTGATATTCGTATCATCAACTACCAGCGTCTTCATCTTCTATGCCTCCCACATCATCAACTATCAGTGTCTGTCCCTCATTACTTTCACCACTCCGGGCCTCTTTAGCCTTAGCCTCCGCAATATCTGCATCAGCTTTGAGCTTGCGAATCTGTTGTTCAACAAGCTTATCGTTATCCGGATAACGCTTCAGTATTTCCTTAGTAGCGCTTATCCGTGTTTTCAAGTCAGCTTCTTTGTGTTTCTCATAAACGCCGTCAGCAGTGCCAATATAAACCGTTTCTTTAGTTTCCCCTCTAGCGATACTAGTAAGCAACTCAACGGCTTCTGTGGCGTCCATAATACGCTTGGAAGCTATCTCAGCCATCTGTTCATCGATGTATTCTTTAATGTCAAGTTTTGTCAAGTTTTGCTGTCCAACTGTGCGAGCTGTTTGTTTACTGTAACCCGCTTTACGAGCCGCATCAGCAGCATTGCCAGACTTGATATACTCGTCGGCAAACCTCTGCTGTTTTGGCGTTAACTTTCGTTTCATTACATACCACCACACCTCCGTTAATTGATATTTTCAGCGTCTAACGCTTGAGTAAGATGTCCTTAACAATGGTACTAATGATGTACCATTTGCTCAATTCCCTTTCTTTTCCGAATTAAATCCATCGTCCTGTAAAGCTTGATATACCGGCTTAGTTTTATTTTCCAAACTAAAAGCGCCATGCTTACTAGCACGACGCTTCTTATCCTTGTACCACTTATCTAGCTGGGCATCAGCCTGCACCCATTCAGGCGGCTCATACCCGTATTATGAGAGTATGTTTGTAATAACAGTTCCAATATCAGTAGATTGGCTATTATACATAAATGGTGTTATTGTTTTGGAATTAGCTATAGCATTGTGAACCTTATCATTGCTTAAAATTTGTTCGATTTGAACAGGGTCTGCTTTTTTGTAAGGCTGACCCAAACATTTAGATAATTCATGGTAAAGTTGCACTGAACTCATACTATGCGATGTCACTAATTTAAAGTGTGCTAGTAACCAAACCTCAAAGTTCTGATTGGAAATACCAATATTACATTTTATTCCTTTACCTTTTAATCGTTTAACTTTAGATTGCATTGCTTGTATTTGCTGCTGAGAAAGATTATCTTTGTCAAAAATGATGTAAAATTGAGTATTATCAGAAGGTTTACATTTAGGATTATTTTTCATCATAGATGTTGCCTTGTCGACCCAATCCGTGCCACTGCAATTCAAGATATGGATAACGTGCGTGGCAGTTAGCCTGTAGTGCTGTGCCAAGGATATGAAGAAAGCCTTCTCTGTATCCCCTTCAACAAAAAAAATAATTTTAGGTTTTATTGGCCTCTTTTTTTTCGATCTACTCATTCTTCAAAGCCTCTACTAACAACTTTGTGTTAACCATTTGGGTAGCTCCATACAGCCCCTCAAGATATCTTTTCTTATAATTAAAATCCCCCCGCTTCAATTCTTTATCATCAAAATCAAAAATACTAAACAATTCACTTTCACCAAATTGATTCTTTTCTGCAAACCAAATCTGATCTTGTCTCAACTTTGTATCCATTAGTGACAATTCATGCGAAGTTAGAATAAATTGGTTTGTCTGTTCTTTGTTATTTATTAAACTTATTAAAGCTTTTGCCAGTTCTAGATGATATGATCTGTCAAACTCATCAATTAATAATACTTTTTTGGTATTGCTTAAAAAATAAAGGGCTAAAAACATAAATACTTTTGTCCCAGTACTTTCATTGTCAAACCCTATTGGGAATTCACCCTTTTCTGATTTATGCCACGAATAAACGTCATAAAAGGTAGATGTAAAAAAAGAATCTTCGGTATCTATGCTCTCTTGTATAGACTCAGGGATTGGTATCTTCCGTTTTCTTTCCTTGACCTCGATATCAACAATATTGAAGTCTGCGGCTTGTAGAAAGATTAAAAACTTAACTTTAAATTTTTCATCTTCCAATAGTTTAAACATGTTATTACTAATTTGATCAGTACTTGCAAATATTAGATCTTCAGAGAACCAGCTGAATGCTTTTTTAGCATATTTTTCATTGTTTTGTTGCGCAAAGAATAACAACAACTGATTTTTTCTAATATTTTCCTGAACAGGTTGCAATTGTGCAGGCATTCTTATAAAGTGTTGTTTTTCTCTAAAAAAAACCAGATTGTCATCAGAACAGAGTTTCTCTTTGACTATTTCTTCTGAATTATATTCTAAAACATAGTTGTACTGAGCATCGTCTTTTATAAACGTGACCTTAAATTTAGTATTTTGTGTGTTATCACCAAAAGTGTCTGTATCTAATGATTGAAGTTCAGTTGATGTTGGCCGTGTAATTAATCTTTTCAACATTATTAAAGCATTGATTAGGTTTGTTTTTCCATTTGCATTAGCGCCAAATACTAATGCTGATTTTAATATTCGTTCATTGTTTACAAGGATCGTATTACTATCTTTATATTTTCTTACTCGCTTACCTGTTTGCATTGAAAAATCTTGTTCATTTTTAAAAGATCTAAAATTAGTGACTTGAAAATCAAGTAACATATTTTTCCTCCGTAAAAACGTTTTTTCGTTCTTAAACCATAATACCTTCTACATCAGATTAATGTCAATTGGTTTTTTAACTATAACAAAAAACTCCCGCCAATAAGCGAGAGTAGTTTGGAGATTGTCCTTTTTGGCGCCGCGGACGCGTTTAGTGTGCTTGGTAGGGATTTGCACCCGACATGGGCCGTTGCCCAGCCACTAAAGCATGTATCTCTTCGATACCGGTTCGCGTCTACCTATTCCGCCACAAGCACACGCTGCCTTGTCTATGGCCAAGCAGCTAAACCAATATCGCCGGTAGGCCTCGAACCTACATCCCATTGTGGCTTGCCAATTAGCCCACAGCGATACTCACATTTAACGGCCGACGTTAAATACGAAGACTAATGCCGGCGGCAGAGAGGAGCGCATCACCCCTTATAAATCCGCCGGCTACACAGATAGCTGGATTTGAACCAACATAGACGGTTTTGGAGACCGCCATCTTGCCAATTAGATCATATCTGCTTAATAGACGGGCAATCATATCAACTAATCAAGGAGGCAACACAAATTGTACACCTGTGCCCGTCTAAAGTGGCGATGTGGAATCGAACCACATACAGCATAATAAATACCGTATTTACCTTAATCCGCCACATAAAACGGCTAGGGCTATCAGAAAAACGTTTATTTGTCGCCCTAACCAATTATCGATAATACTAATTTACCACCAATTTATTGCTATGAAGTCCGGCTTGAGTTCGGAAAAAGTTCGGTTAAAGTCCGGTTTGAGTTCGGTTTTGATAAATATTCAGATCTTCTAGGTAATAGCTCTGTGCGAACTGTAGCATTGCCAATGGCTTCCAGCGGTCAAAATACTGCGTCTTGCTGTAGCCAATATCCATGTAGCACATCGTGTCGCTGTAACCTTGCAAATATAGCCGATCTAATATCTCCTGGCACTCATGATCACAGCGAGCCATGGCCTGAATAGTCTGTCGGACAATCTGCTCTGCATACAGGCGGCGTGTAATCCGATACTCGGCCGAATTACCAGCTGGGGCCGACTTAGGCATGCCATCCATGCTGGGCGATTTAAGATCAGCGACCGAATGGCCGGACGCCCGAACTGCTTGCGGTAACTTCTTATCCAGGAACCGCCGCACCTGTTTAATTGTTTTCTCCTGGTCAATTGGTGGAAAAATTTCATCTGAAATAACTTGCTGTTCGCCCATCATGCGCCCCTCCGCTTTCGTATGCTATAATTAATTTTGTAGGTATCAATTGTAGCGGCGTCAGCACTGGTGGCGCTTTTTATATGTTATACTGGCAACGGTCATTCGAGTGGCCCTGTGACTAGTCGCCTTAACAGGCGGCTTTTTGTATGCTATACTTCAGGCACACTTGTTTAGAGCTAACGCTACTAGTAATGATGCGTTGCTTTTTGTTTGCAATTCTTAAATAATGGAACTACTCTGTAGTTGCACGAATGTATCAAGCCCAGCGTCTTACCATTTATTTGGTAAGACGTTTTTATTTGTCTTCCTCCAGTAGTTCCGGGTTCTCGTGCACGTTTCCAATAACTTCAAATTGATTACTCCAAGAGTCGTGCAGGCACGGTTCAATTAAATGCGGACCTGCCGGCTTTAAAAACACACCCGGTTTCCCAAACAAATCTTCTGAAACAATTTCATTAATGCTTGGCACCATAGTTAATTCACTAACGTCGGACCACGTTTTAACAATATCGCCTTCATAAATCTCGTTGCCATTCACGTCTTTCAGGCCGGTAAACTGTTCAACAACATCACCAAAAGAATAGCAAATTGAAGTTACATTACTTCCAATTCCCTTTTCAACTTCAAATAGCATGCCTAATCCTTGGTCGTTACTAGTTGCATCAAGTTGTCGGTACTTTCCTAGTGTTTTACTCCACACTCTAAATTTTGGTACCATCATTCGCCCTCCAATTCTAAGTTTCGCCCAAGTATTAATATGCTGTCTTTGTCAATATGAATAACTTTCTTCAAATAATATTTTTCATGCCAAACCATCGGAAAAGCTAACTTGTCAGATATTGCAATCAATCCAAACAGATCAAACTTTATTGGATAACAATCCGAATCCTTAAACTTAATCATCGTCGCCATCTCCAACCAAATCATCTAGCTCGTTTATTGCTTGTTTAACTCCAGCAGCGGTTGCAGGCATTCTTAAATCCATCCAGCCTTCGTAATCTTTAACCAATCTCCTACGCAACTCTTTCATTCCACTATTCATGCGTCGGTGCTTCCGTTTAATCGTTGAACGTTTCTTAGTGTGTTTAGGCATTCTCGTCCTCCGTATTATTTTGTCGAAAAATATCCATACTAACGTCTAATGCGTCAGCTATTCTTTCCATTAATTCAAAACTTGGTCGTTTAATCTTGCCATGCTTAAATTCATACAGGACTGCATTACTTTTTAGCCCCATCAGCTTTGCCAGTTGATTAATATTAAGCTGACGCTGTTTAAGAACAATTTCCACTTGATTCCAAATATTAACCACCTTCTTCTGTATATTGTGTTTTCAAAGTTAAAAAAACTCTATATGTTGAGCTTTTATGTGAATGGTGCTATCTTTTAGAAGTTGATTGAATTATCAATGTAAATTTATATTGTGAGGTGATTTGTATGGCACAACCAATTAAACCAGGTACTGACAACAAACCTGCTGGTACCTATCATGAAGTCGGGCCTCGTGGCGGAAACATGAGTAACGGTCGGACTGTTCATATTCAAAAAGGTGACCGGCTACCTCCAACTCAAAAATCCGGTAATAAATGGTCCAAGAATTGAACGCGGTGCTCTCGAATTTATTTCGAGAGTATTTTTATTTTTCGCTTGCTAAAGCAATAACATTTACCAAATAAATTAATTTGTAACCAAGATTCAACCCATATTTCTTTATTTTCTTCGTATCTCGTAATGTAATGATGGATCATCATTCGTCCTCCGTAATTTCATCTATTTCTACTCGCGGATTTCGTTTATCAACGGCAAATTCGTCCTGGAATCCTGTGATGTGCTTTCGATTGTCGTTGCCTAAAAGCCCAGCCTTCATAAAGCCGTCCAGCACAAACTTTTTAGCAAACGCGATATTATCCGCATCTTTCCGGTTGTTCTTCGTGTACCACGTAAATTTAAGCTTGCAAGGCCAACTGAATTCAACTCCGGAATTCCGACTTGCTCGCGCATATACACTACATAAGGCCGTGTACCGCTTTTTTAGTTTAGCTGCGGCGTATCTGTTGGCCCGTTCAGCCTTGATGTACTCATTTAGGCTAGGCAGCTCGCCTTTGATCACGACTTTGCTCATACTTTCGGCACCCGGCTAATGTAGTAGCCATTAACAATCCCGTTAGACATACTGGCCTGTCTAATCGAAAATTCTGGGGCGCCAATCCTTTTACATAATCGTGCCAGTGTTTGATAGGCGATCACTTCATCAGGATTGTTATACTTCTCAGCACGCCAGTAATCGTTAGTCAGTGGCAGGCTGTATTTGTGGACTAAATCCTTTACCCGATTTAATTCCATTGCCGTACTATCAGCTAGTTCTCTAAGCGTATGTTTGCCATGCTTATGTGCTTGCCGAATGGCTTTAATATCTTCACGTTCTCCCTGCTTCGGATCTTGTTTCATACTGGTTAGGTAGGCCGCATCACTGCGTACCTTAGTCCCAGGCTTAACCAGTCTAACTGGGAACGGCCATTCACCAGATTTGTAGTTATGTTGCGCGAGCTTAAACATTTCCGGTTCGGGCCCGATTGCTAGTGGGTGATCGATATCGGGTAGATCAGCGTTAATTACTAGCACCTGTGTTTCAGTCATGCGCTCACCCCTCTTTGACCATTGACTTCGATTTCAAAAATTTATTAGCAAAATACTGCTGCCCCTTGCCCGTAATTAGGGGCGTAAAGCGTGTCTTTGAACCATGGTTAGTGGTGATCACGGTTTCTCTCACTTCCATGATTCCCAGCTCCATCGCTCGTTGGGTCGGTGAGTTGTAACGTTTCCCCATCGCTATTAGGTAGCCATGAGTTCTTAGCCAATCGAACAAGCGGTTTTGACCAGTCTTAATACCGTGCTGGCGTAATACCTTAGCAAAATTACCAACGCTGATAGAATCGTCTGAGCCTGAAACTGCTTGGCCTAATCTAGCTGGCCCTTGCAACTGTTCATTCTCCAGTTTCAGCTGCTCGTTTTCCCTCATCAGAAACCCATATCCACGTTTGACAACCTCCATTGGGCTGTTCCAGCGCCTTTCAATAGCTAGGAAATAATTACGATAACGGCTACCATTTTGGTTTCTAACCATCATTGCTAATTGCTTAGCCATGTCAAGCGTAATAACATAATCGTCAATTTCCCGTACGGCCCCATTGTTGACAACCGTACTTGAGGTACACTTGTCAAAATCGACCCCTTCATCAAACAAAGAAAAATTATTTTCGACCCAACGACTAAAGCGTTGTGCAATTTGAAGTCCTTTATATAGATCCCGGGCAGACACCAACTGCCGCCCATCTTTTTCAGTGATTTTAATCAATTCATTCATGCGCTCACCTCCGTTTGCAATCCTTGTCTAGCTTGCTCTAGATCAATAAAATACTCGGCTGGTTTACCCCAACATTGGGTCAAATCAAAATTTAAGCCATCCCGCTGATATTCAATAATTAAAACCTCGAGTGCAAATAGCTTGTACTCATGAGCGCACACTTCATCTTGCGCGCTCCCGCCAGCCTTTAAATGCCGTTTCATGCGCTGCTTAGTCCAGTGCAATGCGGCCGGTTCATAGGCATGGTTAGCGGCTAACTTGACTAATTGATTACCCCAATTCATTTAGCTTCCTCCTGACTGTTCATGAACGCTAGGAACGCCTCGTCGCTCATATCGTCCTGCTGGTCATCGCTTGAGTTTGACTTAGAATCCGCCTGAGAAGCATCACTTTGCGCCCACTTTGGCATAATTTCCTTACGGTGCGGCTTCGAATAACCACCCGGTTTATTAGCATTAGCCAATCGTTTATCGTGATCAGTAGTTGCTTGTTTAGCCTGTGCCAATGTCGTAATCTTTCGTTGCTGCCAACCCTTGATCACTGCACGCAAATATTTCAAAGCTCCCCGCGACTGCACATCGTGTTCACCAGCAATTTGAATGGCGTAAGCCACCAATTCAGGTTTAAGCACCGTGAGCCATTCATCAATTTCAGGACGAGCAACCCCGTTCGGAAATCCCCACAGGTTGGTCCAGTCGTTAATGACCTGCTCGCGTGTGACACCTGCGTCATCATCATAAGAGTCAGTATCAGTCAAGTCAGGGTCAGTACTAGTAAGTTCTTTATGTTCTACTGGTTGACCTCCACCTTGCCCAACCAGTTGGCCTACTTCATCTAAACCAGTTGGCCTACTTTTATGACTTGTAGTTGGGTTACTAGTTGGGTAACCAGCTGACCTACTATATAAATTAATAATGCGATATTCAGGTGGTTTAACATTTTTCTTGCCTCTAGCATATTTAATTAGTCCTAGTTGTACTAATGAGTTGCGTGCTTTATCGAGGCCGGGTTCGGATAGTCCTGTCAGACTGAGTAATGCCGAATTTTTCATGCGAAACTGAACGTCCAACTTGCCTTCGTCGTTCGCATAGTCTAGTAACTCGCGATACAGATTATTTTGGCCGTTAGAGACACTCGCTTCATACATCTTAAAATTACGGTACGCTCGTCGTTGTTTGAAGTAATCCAAATTCGTCCCTCCTTTACTAATGGGCCTTTCACCCGTTCGGTGTATTCAGTCACTGCTGCATTCAAGCCAATTCGAATGTTAGTTGATTAAAATGGTAGATCGTCGTCGCTGATAGTGATTTGGTCACTAGCACTTGGTGTCGCTTGCTTGTGTGACGGTTGTTGCTGCTGGCCCTGATTACTCATTCGTTCTGGCAGGTCAAAGTCTGTAACGTTGACTCCCAACTGCGTTTGGCCGTTGTATTCATCAACTTCAAACGTACCTGTTACCAGAACGTGATTTCCTTTATGGAAATATCGCTCAATCGTTCCAGCCCGCTTACCCCAGACCGCACATCGAAACCAGTCAGTGCCATAGTTGCCTTGATCATCCGGGCGATTCTGTCTTACTGCTAAACTAAAGTTAGCAACTTGCATACCGCTTTGCGTTTGTCGCACTTCGGGGTCCTTACCTAAGTTTCCCGAAATAGTTATTTGTCTCATGCTGATTGGTCCTCCTTGTCAACGTACGAATCTAATTTATTAGTAACCAACTCAATTAACGTGTTAGCACTACTGTGTGTCAGCTTATCAACGCTGCCAACCTTCTTGAAGTAAGCTTTAGCAACAAATTCCTTATCCTTATTTGTCACACCCGCCAGAGCTTCAAACAGTCTGTCTAGGCGGTCCTTTTGCTGGCTATTAATAAGCGGCTCACCATCAGTTGCATTGCTGTCAGTTGTATCCGGATCTTCTTCCTGGTCAGTGATGTTAAACAGCTGTTTGTAGAAGTACTTCTGAGCACTCGTACAAGCTTTAGCCATCGCTTTCTCACCGCTATCTTGGCCACTTCCGGGCATTGAACCTGTCTGTGACTCTGAACCGTCTGTGATTAAGAACGTCCCCATGACGTCAACAAAGTGGTTTGAACCGCCCTTCTTGCTGGCTTTATCATATTGATTGATAATCTCGTAGTTCGGGATAATTCGAATTCCAACACCTTGGATTGCGTGCTCAACCGCAGCTTTGATAGCTCCTTCGGATTGAAATTCATAGTTCTGGAAACTATTCTTACCGTCTTTATGAACCGCGCCAATTGACTTAGCAGCCTCATTAAGTTTCTGCATCAGATTAAGCTTCTCATTCATCCTTAGTCCTCCTTAGCTTTTACGGAAATTTTGGGCTTTTTTAGCGATCCATAATACCCCGGCAGCGCCTTAAGGCTTGAGTCCATGATCTTTCCATCAGGAGTTACATAGAGCTCTCCACTTGCTAGCCGATTTTTGATTTCGGTCTCATTCACGCTTCGGGACGTCTTAATCAAAGTATCGTCAAAGCGCTCAAAGACTGCTGTAAGCTCTTTGGGTGTTGCATCTTTATCTCGCTCAAGGTTCCAGTTACGAGACGTACTAGGGTTAACGGTGCCCATTTTGAAGCGAAAGAACTCAGTATCAACTTGTTCTTGATCACCCATTGCCATTCGCTGTAATTCTTGTAGTTGGTCAATTTGCTCATCTACCGTCTTGATGGCCTTTCGATACTTATCAACTTCCATTTGTGGTCTTAGCATGGCCTTTTTAAAAGCCTTCTTATCTCGGGTAGCCTGCTCAAGCTTGGCTTCCATTTCATCGAGCGTCATGCCCACAGTTTCTTCTTTAATCATTCTCATCGTCCTCCTCATCAGCAATGACGCCACTTTCAATTAACTCTTCCTGAGTGGGTTCATCATCACGCCAGCCTTCCGAAGCTTCTTCTTGGTCAACCAGCCAGCTATCGTAGCCGTTCATTTCGCCCACCTCCGTACCAAACGTTGCCTTAGTGACTGTTTCGGAGTACAATAGAATTCGAAAATAAATTTATTAAGCGTCTTTGCTGCACGGGTACTACCAATACTCGAGCAGCTTTTTTCGTACTCAAATTTAGGCTTTGGCGATACTTTACATACTTCCAATTCGTTCAACCTCCTTAAACGTGTTAAAAAGACTATCTAACTCCTGAATCGTGAGCTGTTTGTAAAGCACGTTTCCAATCCTGAACGTAAATTTCATTGTCTTCATCTCCTTAAATTCCAAACCAACTAGCAACTTCATGACGCTTGAACCACAATGCAGTTAACGCGCAGCCTACTAATGCTCCTTCGATCATTGTGATACCTCCTAGCCATTTTCTTGATTGACTTTATCGATTACTTCCTGCAATTTATCCATTGGAATACCGGCATACTCAGCTTTCTTAGCCAAATCAGTTATCTCGGCGCTGATCTCTTCCGCGTATTCACGTGGATAACGTTCAATAACTAGCTGCTGCGCTGGCGTCCGATCGTTTGGATTAATCGCAATAGCGTTCTCAAACTCAGCTTCCATTGCCTCTCGTTCTTGCTGCTCTTTCTTCTGACGCATTAGGGCTGAGAACATATCACCCTTTAGACGCCTGTCATTTTGGAATGAAAGCACTCCAAAATTCTCTCGCGCACCAGAATATTTAAGCCAAAAATCGTTAATTTTGTTTGCTAACGACTTCCGAATTTGTGGATCAGTGTTCCTTGACCCGTTTTTCAATCGTGACAACTGCCCGGGAGAAACATGCGTCCTATCTGCAATCTGCTGCTGTGTTAGTGCTTTATCTCTACCTAATGCCAATGACAATTGCTCTGCAAACTTGTTCTTCATACCTACACCTCTGTATTTTGGAAAGGGCTTTATATCGCCTTTCCATGTAATTCACCTATAATTTAAATTAATCGGGATGATCTAATAGGTAATCCATCATCTCAGCTGCTGGAATCTGCCAGCCGTTATGGGTATTCACATAATCAATAAAGCCACCCTGTTCAATATCCAAATCATGGCGATGCTTGGTTAAATATCGTGAGGCTCGTTCGGTTGATTTAGTTCCGTATTTATACTTGGCCAAATCTTTAAGCTTCCAAGTACGAATACCACGCTGTGCTTGCTGCCATGCTTGGAACCTCTCGTATTCTTCTTCGCTAATGAATTGGAATCCCTTTGGAGCCTCATGCCGAATCAATATCGTATCTGACATGTTCGCACCTCCTAATATGAAACTGACATAAGTTGGCTAGCTTGCTCGTTATACTCGGCCGTTACCGCTCGGAATTCAGCATCTAGTGCTTTATCGCTTAGTGCCTCAAACATTACTCTTGGTGTTTCTGGCTTAACCTTTGCTAATGCATTGATTAATGTAGTTCGTGATAGATGTGTCATTTTGCCGACTCCTTTTGTTTGACAGAAAGTTTCTTTTTTCTCAACGATTTAGAGAAAAAATTTTTGAAATCTATTTCAAGTCCTAATATTTCAGCCAGTGCTGGCACTTCATTAGACTTAAAATTAGTATCACCATTTTCACGCTTGCTGTAGCTTGATTTACTATCAAGACCAAGCATATCCGCCATTTGTTGCTGTGTTAACCCTTTGTTTAAACGACTTTTTTTTACCAATTCTAAATTAATTTGATACGACATTTTTTCACCCTCTTTGTTTCTAATATCTCAACTACAAATATTATTATACGTTTCCATTTTAGAAACGTCAACACTTTTTGTTTCTTTTTTTTCAACAAACCGTATCTTTTTTGGAAACATTGCTAAAATATGGTTGTAAAAACAGAAACGTTTGGAGGATTAACATGGCCGATAAAAACCTCGCAAGCAGAATTATTAATCTTCGCGAAAGTAAAAATATGAAACAATCGGATTTAGCACGACGGTTATCTTTAGATAAATCATCTATGAGTAAGATTGAAAACGGAACACGGAAAGTATCCAGCGATGAAATATTGAAAATCGCAAACATATTTGAAGTTTCAACTGACTATTTACTAGGAAACAACGAAAAGAATCGTAAATCTCCAGACTGGGCTACCGAAGCCGATCGTATTGATTTAGATAAGCTTCTCCAGTCAAATACGCCTATGGGATATGGTGGAATGAGTATGGCACCTGAGGATAAAGAAAAAGTCCGTAATGTTATTGAGGGAATTTACTGGGACCGCTTGAAAAAATTACGTGAAGAAGGAAAAAAGTAGGTGTTTGCATGCGATACGACACGTATCTTAAGGTAGAACAACTTGCGAAATCCTTTGGAACGTATGATCCATTTACGATTGCAGATAGATTAGGATTCGAAGTTCACTTTGAGGACATTGGGGCAAATATGGGGGTCTGTACTCCAATATTGGGAATCACAGATATAGTAATTAGCGATAGTCTTCGTGATTCGCCGGCTAGGCTTCCAGTTATGGCCCACGAACTATGCCACGGTATCGAGGACACGGCTTGTGTTTCTTGGTACACACTTGGTGACTATCAGAAAAACAGTGCTGAGTATAAGGCCAATGCTTTTGCATGCCAAGAATTGGCGAAGCTGTATGAAGAAGAATACGATGAATTACCCGATAGCTTCAATACACTAAAAAATGCGTATGGATTACCAGATGAATTTATGGAGTTTTTTTCGTTTTCATAACACGAGTTAAAATTTAATCATCATGGGGATTTCTATTTGGGGAAATATTGATTTGGAGGAGTAAATTTTGATTGGATTAATCTTAGCTATTTTTATAGCTCTCACACTTTTCAAAGTCACTGCAAAGGTCGGTAGCTTTGTCTTACTGATTATGGGAGCAGCTCTAATAGTAATGGCATTTGTTAACACACTGCAAGCACTAGTGCCAATTATTGCATTTGGGCTCATTTTATACAGTATTTATTACTTGATTCATGAAAAATTGAAATGGTCAGGCAGACAATTTACTATGTATTTAATGGGATTCTTAACACTGATCTTCCCTTTTATGAAGGTCGGTCAATTATCAATCGTTACTGCCGGTATATTTTATTCTCTGTTCGCTTTAGAATATCCAAAGTATCGTTTATTTAGAAGCATCTCTACTACTGCTTGGATTATATGCGTTTGGATAATTGTTGCTGTTTTATTTGCCCTAAGTTTTATTATCGGCCCCTGGCTTGCAGAACACGGACTCTTAATTTAGTCATTCTAGCAGAAGAGTAAAGGTAAACGCTCAATTACAGGGGATATTATTTATTAGAGAATGCTAATTTGGAGGAATATAGAATGAAAAATAAATTGATTTTTAGTGCCATCATGTTAGCTGCTTTAACGCTAGGAGCTTGCAGTAATACTAAAACATCACAACAAAACAGTGAGTCAGATTCAAATAGCGTTGCTGCCAAGAAGAAAACCTCCGCTAAATTGGAATCCAAGAAAAAAGCAAGTTCAGAGAGCAAAGCTGACTCTGAAAGCAAAAAGAAAATTGCTGAATCAAGCAGTAGAGCTGCCTCTATTAGCGTGGCTGAAGCAAGTTCAACCAGTGTAGCACAAGCTAATTCAGCCTCACAAAAAGCATCCAGCTCATCAGTAGCTGCTAGTTCATCTGTTGATCGAGAATCCTCGACTAGCGAAAATAGCTCATCAATTTCAATGGATGAACATACACTAACAGGATTTTTAAATAAATACGGAGTTTCACCAGTGTTATATAAAACACAGCATGGGATGTCTGAAAAGGAAGCTTTTGAAACTACCCCGGATTCAATGAAAAGTTCTGGCGAACTACAGACCCAATTCTTAAAATACGGGATTAAGTAGCCAAGCTCATAACCAAACAAAAGCCCCTCACCGGGCCTTCACGCGAGCGTAGTTCAACGGTAGAACGGTGCTCCTTTGAATTGCTAACTAGATACTAACAGATGTAGGTTCGACTCCTGCCGCTCGCATTGACCAGTCAAGATGTCATGAAAAGCTAGAATATATTTTCAGGAGGATATTTAATTGATTCAAGAATTCAAAGAATTTATCTCACGTGGTAATGTAATGGATTTAGCAGTCGGCGTTATTATTGGGGCTGCATTTACTGCTATCGTTAAATCATTGGTTAATAATTTAATAAATCCACTAATAGGTGTTTTTTAGGGCAAATTGATTTCTCTAGCCTTGTTTTAAAAGTTGGCAATGCTACTTTTAAATACGGTTCCTTTATTAATTCTGTCATTAATTTTTTGATTATTGCATTTGTGGTATTTTTACTAGTCAAAATGATTAATAAAATTATGCCTAAGAAGGAGGATGTCGAAGCCGATCCTATTCCAACAGCCGAGGAAAAATATCTTTCAGAAATTGTATCATTATTAAAGCAACAGAAAAAATAATTGTAGTAAGAAATCAGGTGTCATTTATGGAAAAATCAGAAGATTTATCTACTAATGATTGGAAACAAGCACAGTCTGCCGTCTTCAAAGAGTACGAAGATTTTATTAAAAGAGTTCAAGAAAATGGTGTAGACTATGCTATTCAGCATGCAAGACGTTTAATAAATTACCAAAAATTAGTTACCGAATGGCAACATAAAACAAATATTTTAATGGACGATCTATCTAATAACCCCGTCGCTTTAAGTGTTTTTAAAGACTTAGAAGAAGGAAACGAAAGTCATGTTTTGAGTAGAGCTTACGAGATTATGAAAATGTGGCCAGAGTTCAACCCAGAACCATTAACCATTTGGCTAGAGCTCATCGAAGACTCAGATGATGAATAATAAAACTAAATGTCAAAGGAAGAATTTCAAATGAAGATTATCAACGTCGCATTGCATGTTAAACCAGAACTCAAAAAAGAATATGAAGATTTCATTCATGAACTTGTTATTAATTCAGCACAAGAAGCTGGTAATGAATTCTATGGACATTTCAAAAAGTTAGATAGTGATAATGATTACGAAATTATTGAACACTGGAAAGATCAAGAAGCCGTGGATTTCCATAATGACACCCCTCATTTCCAGAAATTTCTAGCACACGTCAGTGACTATCTAACTTCAGAACCAGAAATTACCAGAATGGATTATTAGTTTTCTCGCTTTACAATTAAGTAAAAATAAATAGCACTTAATTGCAAAGCTTCTGGACCTTTAGCTCAGTTGGTTAGAGCAGACGGCTCATAACCGTCCGGTCGTTGGTTCGAGTCCAACAAGGTCCATTCACGCGAGTGTAGTTTAGTGGTAAAACGACAGCCTTCCAAGCTGTAGTCGCGGGTCCGATTCCCGTCACTCGCTTTGACCATTATTATCGATCAAAAATTCAGGAATAATTATGAAAGGATGCGATTTTTTGAACGATGATGCATTATACATCGACATGATTCATGAAGAAGAATTGCCAAAACAAGGTTATAGCAAGCCAATTACCATAACTGCTTCAGATGGTAAAAAATATATACTAAAGAACGATATGGTGATGTATCCTACAGAAACTAAACCATCTAAGCAAGATGCAGAATTCTTTCAAGAAGCATTAGTTTCTGAAATTGCAAAAAAATTAGCCGTTCCTACTCCAAATTACGCTACAATAACCATTGATGTTGATACACTTTCTAATTTTCCTGACTTACAGTGGAAATATAAATTTTCTATGGGAAAATATTTCGCTACTGAAAAATTACCGAATATTGGTAATGACTTACTTGAAGTATTCAAATTAGCCACTGATCACAGTCAGCCGTACGCTATACGTGGATGGCGTGCTCTATTTAACAATGTTGTAAATAAGGAAATAATTCCAAATCTTATCTGTTTAGATTTTTTAACCCTTAATCTTGATCGATTTACAAATGGTGGAAATCTCCTCTTTCAATATCAAAACAATGGTAAGTGGTTAGTATCTATTGACTACGGATTTTGTTTCTTCTCTCCGTACTGGAACACAGATCCTGTAAGTCAAAGAAAAATCGACTTGTTAAATTTTAATAACCCAAAAGTAAATCCAGACATAACTACATCATACTCAGCAACTATGATGTTTTGGTTTTTGAGTAGAAGCAAACAAATGCAGCAAGCTTCTAAGTTCAAATACGGTGTTGTCTTTGACGCATTACAACGCGAACTAGATTTTAGTTCAAATAATCCTTTTAGTGATGTGGTTGCTGAAATTGAATCGTTAACCAATACTTTTTTTGTAAATACAATTTCTAACATTACTCCCGATTGGATTTCCGGTGGTAATATGCAGAAACAGGCTTATGTAGATTTTTTAAATAGACAAAAAAGTTTGATTAAACCTTTTATCGAGTATAATATTGCTCAAAACATATTTACAAATTACAAAGGAGAACAGATAGAATGGCACAAAGGCAAAAGTACCAATTCTCAATAATTTCATATAATCAAAACAGTATGAGAAACGAGTCAATTAATATCGGTGCACTCTTGTTTAATGTACGAGATAAGTCTGCAAAATATAGAATTATCCCATTCAACAGCTTTAAGATACGTGGACTAGCTTTAAACCAATATCAAAAAGATTTGTTTCAAACAACCATGAAATATTTAAGCTTCATACTGAGTGATTTAGATTCAGATTTTTCAGTTCAATTGTTAGATAGTACTATTGAACACAATTTACCAGAACAAATTCGCTTTTCAAAACCTAAGCCTATTGTGACTGCAAATGAAGAGCTCCTATTCAATCAAATAGTGTCCGAATATGTAGGTGATGAATATTTCAAATTAGATGATGTTGTTAATATCTTAACTCCCAAAGAGCAAATGATTGATATTTTCACCGCCCATGATTTGCTTGGAAACCAAATTAAAAAAAATATAAAAATACGCCCTTCGAAATCGTTAGAAATAAAATTCAATATTGATTTTGCATATGGAGAAAATACAACTCTTAATCTTATTGACTCTTCGCCAGTTAAAGAAAGCGCACTAGAAGACTGGTATGTAAAGATGGTTACACTCAGCTCTAGATACGACTATGATAGCTCGATATTGTTAATAAATGATTCTAAAAATGCTATTAATGCCGATAAAAAAGTATCCCAAATGCTATCTGACTTAGAAAATGATACCCGCATTCACAGTTTAGATATTAGTCAACATGACGAACTGGAATCATTCATTGAAAAAATTTCCTATAAAAGTGTTAACTCTGAACAACTCAACGCACTAATTACTAGTAACCACTATATGGCTTCTTAACAAATTTATAGCCCCACCAAGAGCTTTTATTCAAGAGTCAAATTGTCAGATTAAGTACAACACGTAACTTATGTATTACCCGCTTATACCCCATCACGGGGTATATATTTTAAGTTAGAAAGAACATACGTTTGGGAATGTCAACCTATTGTTATTTCCAGTTGGGAGGAATAAAACATGTCAGTAACCAAACTTAATAATGGTAAATGGCAAGCCCGTGTCTCTTATAAGGATGATGACGGTAACTATAAGTCGGTTACTCATTTAGAAAAGCGCAAAACTGACGCTGTTGAGTGGGAAACTAAAACTAAAAATGCTCTGCTGGAAGGTGCTGACTTATCACGTAGCACCGAGAGTCTAAAGCACTACTTTCTTGATTGGATCAGAATATATAAAACTGACGGCGTATCGCGTCATACTCACGAGCTATATATGGGCAACTGGCACCACATCTCCGCATATTTTAAGGATCAACCTATGAGCGCAATTAAACGGCCGGATTATCAGAGATTTCTGAATGAATTTGGTCGCAGTCATGGAATTGCCACATCTCACAAGCTTCATCAACAAGTACACACTGCAATCAAGGACGCCGTAGCTGATGGTATTCTAAAAAGAGACTTTGCTTACAAGGCACACGTCACTGGACGCCCTCCTAAGCCCGTAGAGGAAAAGTATTTGACGCTGTCCGATTATAAGAAACTGCGTAAATACTTCATTAAAACGGCTGATTATGATCACATGACTATGCTAATGATGCTGTTTCAACTAGAAACTGGAACTAGGTTCGAGGAAGCTGCTGGCCTAACGTGGGATAATTTAGATTTGAATAATGGAATAGTTCACATTAAACAGCAATGGGACGCCCGTAGACAGACTTTTCGTCCAACTAAGGGAAATGGGCAAGCCGATGGAGATATAACCATAGGACCCGCCTACTGTCGTTTTATGAGGAGTTATCGCAGTGCGCAGAAAGATTATTTAGAACTACACGAAATGAAAAACCCTAAGAACCTCGTATTTTGGTCCAAACTAGGAAAAATAGTGGGCAATGGGAATGCAAACGAAGAGCTAGGACGTATTTGTAATCGCCTAAAGATCAATAAAGTTACAACACACGCCATGAGACACACACATGCTTCGATTCTTATCTTAAATCATGAGTCCCTTCCCTATGTTCAACATCGCCTTCGACATCAGAAACTAGAAACGACCGTTAACACCTACGTCCATCTTATTGAAGAAGAAAACGGCGTATCAGATAAGAAGGCTACCGAGCTAATGGACGAAGGATTTTAAAAAATGATAATTTTATGATTGCTGTAGTCCTTGTGCCGCAAGGGATTACAAAATCATTTGTTAATTTTTCTTCCAATAACTGCTATATTTTGGCTACTTTTTTCGTTTTTGGAAGAATCGTGGAAGAACATATCGAGTTTGAGTGGTTTTCGAGTGTAAAACAAAAGCACCAAAACGCCTTTATATCAGCGTTTTAGTGCTTTGTCGTTTCTCTATATTTGTCGACTTATCACCCGCACGGGAATCGAACCCGTAACTCCGCCTTGAGAGGGCGACGTCTTAACCAATTTGACCAGCGGGCACAAATTCATTTATTATCTTACCGAATGATAAGCGGCTTGTCAAATATAATTAAGATTTTTGCCACCTAAAAATCGTCACAACAACTAAACCAACGAATAAGAGCAAACAGTAGGCCACACTACACCAAAAAACGAAAGTCAATAATTGGGGTAACAAAAAGCTGCGCATAACTGCTAATCCGATGGCCGTGACCGCCCATACGATCAATTGTTGTCGCAGATGATCGAATAAATGATCTAATTCTGACTTCGACATACACTCACCTTCCAATCAACTAGTTTAGCCACCAACTGATACGATATTCAAGCAAAAATGCAAAAAATAGACACAAAGTTTCAGCAAAGTCTTGACAGTATTTGCTGGAAAAGTTACTATTAAATAGTTGTTATTGGGTATTCGCCAAATTGGTAAGGCAGCGGACTCTGAATCCGTAATTTACTGGTTCGAGCCCAGTATACCCAATATTCGTTATCAGCTGTTATCATTGGTTGTCAAAAACACCGTGATTACAGCTTTTTTATTACTCTAGTTTGTCATTGGTTGTCATCTCTTTTCACTAAAAGTCAGCCAAAAGGACAGCCAAAAATATAACAAAAAAGCCACTGTTTCCAGTGACTTAATACTTGCGCGGGGCAGTGACTGTTAGCCAACTTTGGTTAACAGTTTTTTTATTGATAAGCCATTAGTCTAACGCTTATTATCAAGGCAATGACTGCGATAATAATGTGTATCACAAAAATAACCTTTCTTATAGTTTTAGGTTCATGATAATCAGACGGCCAATGCAAAAAATCAAGCACTGACAAAACCATAAAATTAAACGTTAATAATTTTATTCCAAAAACAGGTACCGGCGTAGATAAACATAAAACTATGGGGCCATCTTGAAATATGCTAAAAACTATCAAATAAGCGGGAACAATTAACAATGTAATATTTAAAGTAACTTCAATCAACCATTTTTTTATAAAAGAACTCATTTACAAGGACACTCCAGCAAATATTTAACTGCACATTATTAATTATACAATAAAATTGTTGAAGTTTGGCTATAGTAAGCATTCAAACCGTTAGATCACTGTAAAATTTTGCAAAAGCGTGTAATGCTTCATTCTTCATATAATTAAACTTGCTGACACTAACCGATAATTGGCCACAAGCTTCACTGCGGCTGAAACGTTTCTCAATAATGTAATCATGTAAGATAAATTGATATCGCGGATCATCAATTATATTGAGGGCGTCTTCGAATTCTTTTAACTGGTAAGCCAAGTCAACGTGGTTTATCAGGCGGCTTTCAGCGCCGTTTCGGCTGCTATGACTTGATACTCCATCGAACGAGGGACTAGAAACCTGATTATAAGCCGTCAAAGCACGTTTTAGTTTGGCATATTGCTTTAATAAATTACAAATCTTCTTAACATCTTGGCGCATTGGAATCACACTTTCTGATCCCAGATATATGTATTAAAAAACGGGGCTATTACACCCCGTCTTGACTAATATCAACACTTATATTATAGCACTTAAAACAAATATTTTCATCTATAATTGTTTAAAATGAAGCATATTAACTTAAAAACTTAACCAGCTACTAAGCCACGCAATTGTTGAATCATGCTGACGACTTGATACGGTGTCTTTGTCATATCGGTTACCCGGTTTTGATACCAGAATTGTGTCAGCAAGGACACGGCAAAATCGTACTGTTTGTAGCCAGTCAAATCTTCATTCTTGCTAACAGCTGTCTGTACGTAATCCTTGGCGGCGTCTAAATAGCTTTGGATCATTGGATCATCTTCGGTCACATCAATTCGCAGGCTTAGTTTAATATCATCAACGGTTACAGCCATGTAATCACTCCTTTATTTTAGTTTTAATTTATGTATAGGGGGTGGCGAATCAACACCCCCTTGTATAACCGTCCCCAAAAGTGGGTACGATTATTTACCAGGCGTGGTTTTTAACGCCACGTTGATTACAGCGGTCTTATCAATCACTTTATAATCGTTCCGCACAATGACGGAAAGCCCTTGGCTAAACTGGTCGAACTTGTCCCATTGGGCGGTTACTTGGTTACGCCGGAAAACCGCCACCGCTTGTGATAAGTCCCCCACAATCATTGGGGACGTCCCGTCGACGTTGTTGGCCAGTAACTTGTCACTAATCATGACGACTGGCGCCCCTAACAAGGTGAAGCCACTGGGTGCCGTTGGGTTCGGTTGTAACAGGTAACGGCCATCGGAATCTTTCAAGGTATCAAGGTAGTTGAACCCGGACTGGTTCACTAACCACATTTTGCTCAAAGCGGGATCTAACGTCACATTGAAAATCTTTTTAAGATCATCAATATTGGCAGCCGTTGCTTTGGTGAAACTGGTTCCCGTTAACAAGCTCATAATCTGCGTGTTGTCCGTGTTATCAACCAATTGTTGTAATTGGTTTTTAACTTCGCCGACAATATCTACTTCGGCGTCTTCCACCACTTCGTTAGATAAGGCAATCTTACCCGCTCGTGTCTTCACGTCAAATGGCACTTCCGTAAACATGTTCGCGTTAACGTCGGCAATGTCCGCTAGTTCTTCCTTAGTAGCCAATACCGCAGATTGTCGGCTAGTAGCAATTGGATAAGTCCCGGAGCCACTAGAAACTTGCTTGACTGTCGCATATTGGGCAAGATTGTAATTGGATTGCTTTAATTGGAAGACGGGAGTAATCAGCTCTTTAGGAATAACCGAACTGACCCCGTCAGTCTTTAAACCGTCCCGTGTTTCCCCGTGTGTCCGTACATATTGTTCAAATGCTGGAATACCGGTTTTGTTTTCATTGCCATTAGGATCAATAATTGTTTGTTTTGCCATGTTGTCAGGCTCCTTTTCTTGGTTAATAAATTTTTCATAGCTACGGGTGTCAACTTGCACATTTGTATCGTCATAAGCGGGAACAGCTACCACTGACACATCGAACAAACTCTTAACTTGATTAATGGTGCGCGTGATATTACCGCCATCATCTTTAGTCCATTCGTCGGTGTCGTCGTCACTATCAAAGCCAAATGAGCAGGAATCAACGTTCCCACTTTGAACTTCTTCGTAGACGTCATTAGCAAACGACGTATTCGGCAACTGTGCGGTGAAATGTAGCCCCTTGTCGTCCGTTTCTAACGTTAATGTGCCCGCCTTGGCACTGGCTAACACTTGGGTATAGTCGTGGTTATTAAGCATAAGAACGTTTGATAAATCGACACCATCAAGGGCCTTAGGGGTAACAACCTCAGTGAAGCCGCCTAAGTCTTTACTTGGTGAGTTCCATACAATTGCATAACCACTAATTGTTTTACCCTTGCTTGTTTGGGAACCTTTAGGTTGCGGGTCTGCTGAATTTTCAGCTGGCCCGTCTTCGGGTGTTTCTGACTGCGGCGTTTGTGCTCGCAATTCGGCGTCAATCGTTAACCGTCGGTCTTGTTTCATGAATTAGTCACTCCATTCTTTTGTAAGTGGCAAATTCTATAATTAATCCGAACAGAAATTAAAAAGCCCAAAGCAATCACTTACAATGGTAGTAGCTAATTCCAACCAATATAGGGAGTGATTACTTTGGGTACATCTACTTTATCACGTTTTCAACGTGGCGCACTAGCACAACTGGTCAATGAGGGGAATAAATCTTACCAAGTAATGGCTGACGCCTTAGGCGTCGCCAAAGCTACGATTAGCTATGAGTTGGACCGGGTTAAACCTTATGATCCAGAATTAGCTCAGCAAGATGCAGATCGCAAAAGGCGGAATTGCGGTCGTCGTTCGATGCTGACGGCAGCATTAGCGACTTTAATTACCAATCACTTACGATTAACCTGGTCACCAGAAACCATTGCGGCCGCTTATAACTTGAGCACTGCGTCAATTTATAATTGGCTTAATCGTGGCTGGCTCCCCTTCAAATTGACTGATCTACCCAATCGGAATGTCCGCCAGCACCGAGTGAGCGAAAATCGTGGGAAATTTACAAGTGGGACTTCCATCGAACAACGGCCAACAACTGTTAATCAACGGTTAGCTTTTGGTCATTGGGAAGTAGATACGGTGCTTTCTAGTCGAAGTGAGTCACGATCATGTCTGGTTACATTCGTAGAACGTAAGACCCGACTTCTATGGGCTATCAAAGCCCCTAATAGAACGGCTAAGGCTCTAAACACCGCCTTTGGCAAGTTTATGGGGGCCTTCGGTCCCCAAGTAAAATCCATTACTGTTGATCATGGTAAAGAGTTTGCCAATTATCAGGCCTTAGAACAGGATTATCAGATCAAAGTTTATTTTTGCCATCCATATTCACCATGGGAGCGAGGTTCCAATGAATATTTTAATAGACGGTTACGCTGGTTCTTCCCGAAAAAGACCAATTTTAGCCAAGTAACGACTGATGAGATCCTAGCAGCACTTGAACTAATTAATCAACGACCATTAAAAATACATCATCAACAGACTGCCATTGAAAGATTCCGGGCTTGTTCGGATTAA